AATGAAGCTAAAGTACCAGCAAAAGATTGAATCTTTCGTGTACCCATTGAAACAAGTTGTCCAGTTGAATTAACTGAAAAACCAGTTTGAGTAATAGCACCACTTGTGCCGTTTTTATTAATTACATTGAATCCACCCTCGGAACGGACTGGACCCGAAAAAGTTGTATTAGCCATATCAATCTCCTTGTCTTGGCAAATGTCGAAGTTAATTCTTCGTCAAGGTTTATTCTATTATACACAAAAAAGGGCAGTATGTAACTGCCCTTTTAGTTTTTATTAAAATGAAGCTTACGCTCCTGGTGAACCAAATAATGCACGAGGATCTGAGAAGCCGAAAGAATATCTCTCTCTTGCTTTATATCTCATGTTTCCTGTGTCGAAATCTGGATCCATGGCTGTTGCCATTGGCATTCTTTCAAAATGCTTAAGACCATTTGGTGCATCTGTCTTAATGAAAAATGCATCTGTGTCAGTTAGATAATCATTGATGACATAGCCATTAGGAAGCATACCCATGTTTCTTATAGCGTTAGCATCATTATCTGCTGTTCCTGGTCTTAGATTTGAGTTTAACAATCTCTCTGCGACAAATTGTAATTGTCTTGGAATAATTAATTTCATTCCTCTTAGAGCGATGATTAATCCTCTCTCATCCACAAAGCCTGCAATATTAATTAAAGCATCTTCTAAAGATGTTTCGTTAAGATCAGCTGCGACAGTTGGCTCGTTAGCAAAAGTTCCACCATTTGTTAATGGGTGATCTGTTGCTAATAAGGCTTTACCATCACCACCAGCAGTTGCTCCAGCAGTAAACGCATTATTTAGTACGTTTGCAGCTTTTACTTGCTTTGTGTGTGCCATTGATCTAGCAAGTGCTCTTGTATAACGAGCAGAAAGCTTGTCGTAAAGGTTATCCTCTACAGCTTCTTCTGTTATTGAGAAAGCCATTGCTACAGTTTCATGGTTATACCTTGAAGTATAGGCTTCGTTTGCATCATCAAATGTGACACCAGAACCTTCTTGCTTAGTAGGTGCTGCTCCGAAACCACTCAACATTACTTCTTCTTCGAAAGCTCGATCAGATGACTCTGTATCGTAGATCTCTGCATGTTGACCTTCATACCTATTATACTCCATACCAAAGAGGGCGTTCAAGCCAGGCTCTAACTCTTTGGCGAGTTGTGCTCTTGAAATAGCCATACTAGACCCTCCTTAAGATGCAGTAGCGTCAGCGTCAGATCCGCTTAACGCATGGTTGTTGATTTTAACTATGTATGAAACACCAGCAGCACTGTGATCAGCATTAGTTACATCTTCGTGGATACCTAAAATCATCACACAGTTTGATGTATCTGTATCTTCAGCAGTTGATATATCTAATACAGCAGAAGAAATACCAGTTGTAGTATTACCACTTGCTCCACTTGCTATATCAGCAGTCTTAAAGATATCTGCTTTAGCAGTTGCTCTGTCAGTGTTTGTTCCGTCACTTGCGATAATAAATCTCTGTGATGGATCATCATACACAAACCCTTTGATGTCAAAGTTAGTATTAGCTGATCCTGAACCAGGCCATGTATTACTAAACCTTAACTTGCCAGTGGTTGCATCCACGAACTCACATCCAGCAAAGACACCAACGAATTGGTCTCCATTACCAGAAGCAGAAGCGATCTGAATAGTTCCGCCAGTTAACTCAGCTTTGACTGGTGAACCTTGAAAGATCGCGGAAGCGTCACTAGCAATAAAGTATTGACTCGTACCTTGAGTCGATGGACTTGAACCATGTTTACCAACAGGCTTAAATCCGAAAGCTACATTTGCATTAGCCATTTATTGCTCCTTCATTAATTATTCGGAGGATTTTTTCCCTCCGAAGGTTACACGACTTTGCCTATCAACACTGATAGGCATCGAGGGATGTTGTTCCCTCATCAAGTTTTCATCCACGGCTGTCATTTGATTGCGGGTCTGCTCCCGAAAGTATTCAGTTCTCTCTTGCACCGTTTCTGTGGGTATTCGTGCCAACATTAAACCACCGACACCAATAATTCCTTTGTTTTTACCTTCCTCTATTACTGGATATTTTGCAGCTTCTGGGCCGTATTCGTCTGCCCTAACTGGTTCCCATCCCTCTCTCATTCTGGAAAAAACATTTGATTTATCATCCTCACCACGAATAGTAGTTCTGATCCATCTATGTTCAAATCCAGCTGGAGGTGCAGGCGCATCCAACTTAGCTGGAGGTTGCCAAGGTTTTCTCCTTGTTGTATTTGCACGAGACGTAGTTTCTCGTGTTGTTCTGTCTATAGCCATCTTTTACTCCTTTACATGTTTAGCATATTCTTCAAGCGGAACATTCAACCGTTTCGCTATCGCAATCTGCGATGGAGTCAATTTGACTGTTCTGCGTCCCTTTGGTGATACCGTCTTTGAGGCGGTGGCTCCAGCAGAGGCGACTCTGGGGCCAGAGGATCTCTTTGTCTCTCCAAACTTATGTGGAAATTCACTTCTGATCCTATTATCTAGTTCAGTATAATACTCTTCTGTATTTGGATCAAGTCCATCTTCTTCAATTAATGACTTGTGTATACCAAAAGCGGCATATGTCATTGTTTGATCTTGTCCAAACCACTCATTTTGTGATGCCCACTCCTCTGCTCTTGGGTCTGGTTTAGGAGTAGGAGTTGCAGAAGGTTGTATTGGAGCTGGAGCAGCTTCAGTTGCCTCTGCCTTTTTAGCTTGTTCTTCTCTTTGTTCTTTTAGTTGATTTAACCTTGCCTCTTCTAAAGCAATTTTAGAAATAGTTTGTTGAGCTTCATACATAGCATCTGCATCACCAGCCTCATACGCTTTTCTATATGCTTCTTTAGCTGCCGCTGCTTGAGATTGTACTCTTGTATCAAACTCACCAACATATGTTGTGTCTAATTTATCTAGTTTTGCTTTAAGCTCATCATTCTGTTTCTTAACAGATTCTGCAAACTTTATTGCAGCGATTCTTTGCTCTTCTTCATCTCTGAATTTTTTAGTCAGCTTGGATATTCGTTTCTTTACTGAAGCTGAATAATCAGAGAGGTCATCGTCTTCTTCTTCTTTTTTCTTAACTTCAACAGCAGGTCTATTTTCATTAGATTCTGGTTGAATGTCTTCTTCTTCTTTTTCTTCTGCATCGTCTAGTTCAATAACTTGACCTTCCTCTTCTTGAGGAGGGTTCTTCTCGATGTTTTCTTGCATACTTAAACTCCGTATGTTTTGATGTCATCGGGATTAACAATGGTTGCAATGACTTCATCGTCATTGATTATCCTAACTTCTCCTCCTTCTATGTTGAATCGTGACCCAGCATAACGACCAATACAAACCCAGTCGCCTTCCTTACACCAAGGTCCCTCTTCTCCAAACTTATCAAAATCTTTATATGCAAGTGGTCCTAACTTGACCACATAAGCAACAACAGTTGCTCTCCCTTCCTTTTCTCGAATAGAGTCTGGTACATGAATACCACCATCAGTTTTTTCTTTTCCCATGTATGGCATAACTAATACACGCCATCCAGTGGGTTGAGGTACTCTTTCTGTTAGGGATTTATTTTTTGCTTCTTTTTCAGCTTTTTCTTTAGCTTGTCTTTGCTTTAAAACGTATTCAGGTACTATTAAAGTCATTGTCTACCTTTTCTAGCAGGGTTCTTAATTGTTCTAGTGAGTAGGTTAGACCCTGTATTTCACCTACCATTGCCTTATATGATTCCATATCAGAAGCATTACCGCTCGTCAAGGAAATACTAATATCTTCTATACGAGTGTTCAAGGCTTTTCTATATTTATGTAAAAAATCTGTTACTTGCATTACATCTTTTGACCATCAAAGGTCTCATACCCGCCCATGGCTCTTTTTGCATCTTGACCCTCAAATAAACTCATAATTCCTTTGGATGTTTCAGTTACTGGTCTTGCACCACCAAATGTTATTGATTCTATTCCTTTTCCTAATTGTCCTAAAAAGCCTTGTGGACCTTGATAAGCTGGATTATTAGGATCTAAAGTGGGATCATAATTAAAACCTTTATTGAGATTTAATTGTGGGTCTGGTGCTAATGCTAATTGATCTTTACCCATAAAACTTGTAAGAGGACCTAAAGGAGATGCTAAACCAAAAGCAGTTCTAGCTATTGTTTCTCCAATGCCTTGAGGTCTATCTATAGAAATGACTTCTCCAAATCTGGTTTTTTCACCTGGAGACAACCCCTCTCTTAAACTTAAACCTTCGACTCCTTTTATACCTTTTATATTACCAAAAGGATTTACATATCTATCGTAAGCTAAGTTTGCTATACCTTGAACATCAATACCTAACGCAGCATAATTTACGTTCTCTGGGCCAAATAACTGTGAGAAAAAAGAATCTGGATAAGGATTTGTTGCAGTAATTCCTCTAGCTTGATTGAAACCAGCTTGACTTAAAACAGAACCATCTGTTTCATTTCCACCAGTGTCCACACTAGTGGAACCATATCCAACTCCAGTATCTCCTGCACCAGAGGGATCGTCTCCTGCATAACTTTCTTCAGTGGTGTCGAAACCATTAGCCACTAGAATATTCCTTTAAACTTCTTACCTTTTACTTGAGCACCACAACCTCTGAAAGTACCACCGTCTCTCATTTTTAATGTGCCACCTTTTTTCTTGAAACCCATTTTGTTTCGGACTTCTGTAGGTAATTTACTTAGACCTTTACCTTTGTTTCCCTCTGGTATTGATTTTAAATTATTTCCACCACCATTTTCTTTCTTGATGGTTTTCTTGTTCTTTTCATTTGTTTCCATGACTTTTTTACTAAAATCTTTGTTTATGATTTTAGTTGTGTCTGCTCTAAAGGGATCTTTTGGTCTAGGCTTTGGCTTATCTGATCCTGTTAAAAGTTTTTCTATCTTTACTTTTGATTTTGTAAATTTACCTTCTTTTGCTTTAATAGGCTTTGCTTGATTCATTGTGCTCTCCAATACAGAAGACCCCCCGTCTTTGAGTGCTCTTCCCTTTTTTACTAAATTATTAGCTTGATTATATGACATACCCATATCTTTTGCAAACTGCCTAACCCTTGCCATGTGCTTTCCTTATCTGTTCTTTACCTTTTTTAAATATTGCTGCTATTTTATTCTTTTTCATTACTTTTGCCCGTTGCTCACCGACTGTAAGTATTTGTATCTTTCTCGCATAAGACTTATTGACTTTCTTAACTTTGGCAACCGTTGCTCTGGCATCAGCCTCTGTAGCAAACTTGATTCCAACCGTATCTTTAGGATTTTCATCCGTATATAAACGTCTTCCAGAGCCTTTTGGTTTCTTACCAGTTCCAACTTTAGGATCTTTTCTTTTTGCCATTTTTCAAAACGCTTTTTAAAGTTTTAGCTTGTGCCGCATGTGTCTTACTAGCTTTTTGTAAGCCTTTCATAACTTTTTTAATTTTATTTTTTTTAGTCATTGTGTGTATCCTTAAATGTCTAAATAAGTCTTGCAACTTTATTTTTTCTTAAACATTTTTGCGGCTTGTCCAACTCCCTTGATTCCAAAACTCGCACTAATTGCAATATATAAGAGGTACTGATACCACTCTGGCAAAGTTGCCAATATATCAAATCCTTCTTTAACATATTCTTTCATCCCAGGTATAAACACTAAAATAGCAGGAGCTAGTAAGACTACTAGTGCAAATTCGTCTTTCCAAGAATCCACTGTAGCATCAGCCATCTTACCTTCCCATGCGACCTCACCTGCTGCAACTTTTTCTGCAACAGTTGCACGAGCACGAGCCTCTGCGACTTTAGCTTGTCCCTCTGCTTTTGTCTTCTCGACTTTGTTCTGAAACCAAGTTCCAGCTAAACTAGCTATAGGTCCTATTAACGCTTGAAGCACTCCATCCTCCTACATACACAAGTCTTCATACTTTGTCGTATGAAGTCTATGTTTAGATAGTTCTCTAGCAGAGCTAATGCCAACTCTACCATTTTTTGTTAACTTGTTAATAATCCATTTTATCATTTTTTAAACCTTTCATCTATCCAACATTTACCATAATATAAGATAAAAAGCCAAATTGTAAATAATATTCCCTCAAAATAAGACAAATCGTTCCATGCGTCTAAAATTACATTACCATCCATTATCTTTTCCCTATGCTTCTTAAACTTTCCATAACTTTATCTATATCTGGTTCTTCACCATTAGGATCATACAAACATTTATACTTTTTTGGACACCATGTTTCTATCATCATAGTGAAGGTTTTATTGCCACCCTCATAAATACAAGCTCTTTTATTAGTGTATTTAGATGTGATTCTTTTTTTAAGTCTACATGTTGTATACTTTTTTTTTTAATTTTACCCTGCCACACTTTTTGTTGTGTAGTGTAGTCTCTAGGAGTAAACTTATAGTCACCTCTTGCTTTTTTAATCCAAATACTGGCAATCAATATTGCAAAAGCTCCAATTAATCCTACACAAACAAGCCAACCAATCGCCTCACCTATCTGTCTTCTGAATTGTTGTTGTTTGTATATTGTTTCTTGTCGTTGTTTTCTTATCTGACCTTCCATAGCCAGAAGATCGTTGTAGGCTTGAGGACCATAAGTCATATTTAAAAACATTTTAAGCTCGTATCTTTGTTCCTCAAGTTTCTTTTTGGCAGCATAAGCTGCAAGAGCTGCTTCCTCAATTGAACCAGCTTTAAACAACTTACCGAATAGGGGAGGATTCTTCGCTTGTTTTTCTGCATTGTCCACATCGGAAACAGCTCCCATCCATCGTCCAATATCACCAGACATTTGTTCTATATCACGCCCAACTGCGAATCCTTTCTTGATCGCATCAAAAGCTTTGCCTGCCACTCCCATGGCTAATGATATAGTTACTGGATCCATTACTTCTTCAACGCTGCCTGTGTGTTTATTCTGTAGATATTTACGTCATTTCTGTCTTCTGCTATTTTTTCTTGTAGTCCAGACCTCTGTTGTGCCAAATCAAACGCTTGTTTTAGTTTTGCTTGATCAATCTGGAAGTTCATTTGATCATTCGCCACTTTTCTTTGTATTTCAGTAGTGTCATTCTGCAATTCTTGTTGTCTAATCTGCACAAGTGGATCAACTTGTTGTTGTGGTTGGAGAGAAGGCATGACTTCAGCTAATATTTCACCAATTTGTTGTGCAATCGCCGCTTCAATCGCTGCTGGGTCAATTTGAGGAACTATTTCACCTCTAGCTTGAGCCTCTTGTACCGAAATCTGAAAGAATTTAGTCACTTGATCTCTTGCCATCAGTCCAACATGCTCTTGAACATGT